TGTTTATTCGCTTGCCGTCATAAAAGCGAATGGTGAATATGTTTATCTGACAAATAAGGATGTCAATTTTATCCGAGAGGTCTACCCAAACCCAAATACATCAGGGGTCCCAAAATACTATGGCATTTTTGGACCTACAGTAGATTCGGGGAATATAACGACGGAATTGAGCTTTATTTTAGGCCCTACTCCAGATGCTATCTATGATGTAGAGCTGCACTATTACTATTACCCTGAGTCTATTGTGACGGCCTCTACCTCGTGGTTAGGTGATAATTTTGATTCGGTGCTCTTATACGGTAGCCTTGTTGAGGCGTATACCTTTATGAAGGGTGAGCCTGACATAATGGCACTGTACGACAACAAGTACAAAGAAGCATTGATGCTTGCGAAACAGCTTGGTGACGGCAAGCAGCGCGGTGATATGTATCGTGATGGTCAGGTCAAATATCCGGTGAAATAATGGCAATTACTCAGACATGGACAACAAGCTTTAAGGAGCAACTTTTTTTAGGTCAGCATGATCTAGAAACGGATGTACTAAAAATTGCGTTGTACACCGATACTGCGACACTAGGCCCTGACACAACGGTCTATACAACGGCATCGGAAACGAGTGGGTCGGGGTATACGGCTGGGGGCGAAATACTGACAAACGTCACCGTAAACTCAGGGAGTGGAATTGCTTATGTGAGCTTTGACAACCCTTCGTGGTCGGGTGCATCTTTTACTGCTATTGGGGCATTGATATACAACAGCAGTAAGAGCAACAAATCAATGTTTGTGTTGAACTTTGGTACTAACCAAACAGCCGTAAATGCGACATTTACATTGGATTTGCCTACAAGCAATCCAACGTTTGCATTGATACGTTTAGTTTAAAGTAATTAATTTCTTAGAGGTTGATATGCCTATTGCAAAATCTTCATTCAGCGACTCTGTCCAGATTGGCGTAGGCAAGTCCTCGCAAATGGATGCAGGTGCCGGTCTTGGTGGCGTGTTCACAGTTACTTGTTTTGACAAAGACGGCAATCTACGGTGGGAAGAAACGTTCCACAATTTGGTTGTTAACGAAGGCCTTCAGGACCTAAATACTAAATACTTTAAAGGCGTAACCTACAGCGCCGCTTGGTATTTGGGTCTGGTGACAGGCCCGGGATCGGGGACGACTTACGATCCAACGGATACATTAGCCTCTCATGGGGGTTGGACCGAATACACAGATTATTCAGGTAATCGCAAAGCAGTGACGTTTGGTTCGGCAACTTTGGCGGATCCTTCGGTTATTAACAACTCTGCTGCGCCTTCAGTGTTCACTATTTCAGGGGCGGGTGGGACAATCGCTGGCGCGTTCTTGACTAATGTGGCCTCAGGTACTTCGGGAGTTCTGTTTTCCGAAGGAGACTTCACAGGTGGCGACAAGATTGTGGCTTCAGGCGACACGGTTAATGTCACTTACACATTCAGCGCGGACGCTACATAAGGAGACGTTAGATGGCTATGTTTAGAAAAGGGGACATTGCGAAAGTAATTGCTATTGTCCCAGAGGGCCCTGTTAAATCTATGCGCATGGAAGAAAGTGGAAATATTCAGTACTTGATTTCTTGGGTTGATATAAACGGTGTGGAACAAGAGCGGTGGTTTGATGAGGGACAACTCACCACTGCGTAAATAGGCGAGGGTGTATGTTCGGATTTGAAGCTTTTGCAGAACAGCCCTTTTCTACTGTACCGGGGGTATCGTTTGACGTTTCGGTATCAGAGACGTTGGCCGGAGCTAGTACACAGGCAGTGCAAATTGGTTTTGCGGCGAGTGTATCAGAAGTAGTTGTCCTTCTGGATTTGTCCGACGTATCGCTTGTTATATTCAACGATATAGCGGAATCGTTGATTGCAGCAGATGCCAACACGGCACAAGCAGATTTTGTAACGACAATAGCAGAGCAGGTTTTGTTGTTGGGTGCAAATGCTGCGCAAACTGATTTTGTTGTAGCTGTGAGCGAGGCGGTATCAGGTGTTGAAGCAGTTTCTGCGGATTATATATTTGATGGGCAAATAGCCGAGTCGATCAGTCTGTTAGAGGAACAAGACGTTCGGCTAAATCTGCTTAACTACATAGCTGAATCAATATCGGTAACAGATTCCTCGTCTGCGGTATTTATAACCGATCTATCAGTCAGTGAAAGTATTTCAGTAGTATCTGAAGAACTGGCGCAAGTAGATTTTCCTGTAATAGTTCAGGAGTTTGTTTCCGCATTATCTTCCTTTTCAACACAAATAGATTTTGCGGCACTGGTTCAAGAAGGGGTGTTGGTACAGTCGGAGGAAAGTGCTAGATTGCTTTGGGAGTTAATCCCTGATGCACAGACGGCAAATTGGCAGAACTTAAACAGTAATACAGCCTCTGGTTGGGGTTTAATTGGTACTGAGGAGCCCGGTAACTGGCAAGGGATTGATACATCAGGGGGCTCGGGTTGGACAAACATTGATTCTGACCCAGAGGCTAATTGGAACAAGATAGATACGGTGTAAATCATGCCACTTGTTGTTAAAGACAGAGTAAGAGAAACCTCCACTACCACAGGTACGGGCACCATTACGCTCAATGGTGCCGTATCCAACTTCCAATCATTCACTGCCATCGGTGATGGCAACACCACGTTTTATACCATCACGCTTGATTCAGCGGGGGAGTGGGAAGTTGGCATTGGCACGTACACCGCATCAGGGACAACGCTCTCCAGAGACATCGTTCTTGAATCCAGCAATAGTGGATCGCTAGTACCTTTTTCTGCGGGAACAAAGAACGTATTCGTTACTTACCCTGCTGAGACTTCGGTTTCTAGTGGCAAGACCAACGTAATTGAAGTAAACAGCACAGATGCAGCTTTAAGAATTACTCAGTTAGGCACGGGCAATGCGCTTGTAGTTGAGGATGACACGAATCCTGATAGTTCACCGTTTGTGGTTGATGCAAGTGGCCTAGTGGGGATTGGCACAACTACGCCAATTAGAAAACTTACTGTTGCTCAGTCAACCAGCCCTGAATTTGTTTTGCAGGAAACATCTGGCGCAACTGACGCAAAAAACTGGCGGATATTTAACGCTAGTAACACCCTTTTTTTTGGCACTTTAAATGATGCAGGGACCTCTGGCGTTGATGTCGTCTCTATGAACCCCTCCGGCAACGTAGGGATTAAAACGGTAAATGACAATACCGCTATTGTCCAGATTGGCGCTGGAACAGCGACAGTTGCACCACTTGAGTTTATTAATGGCACTCTAATGACTACGCCAGATGGCGGATCAATGGAGTTTGATGGTAATAACCTGAGCTTCACGAACGATGCTACAAGCCTTCGTGGGTATGTTCCTGCGACTAATCTATTCCGCCTGACAGCCAATGGTGCTGCAATTGGCGCTGGAATTGCCAATTTTTTTGGGGCAAATAGTGCAATATCAGTAGCGGCTAATGCTGACTACGCGCTTGAAGCATACTGTTATTTCACCAAGACCACTGCGGGTACTGTGACGGTAACGCTAACCTCTTCCCAAGCTCCGCTAAATATTAATGGTACGGTGGATTATGGAGCGGCTGCGGGCGGTAATGCTACGGGCGCGGCTAACCGAATTAGCTTATTCGCTTCTGCGTCAACCGCCGCCGCATTTGGTGCTTCTGCTTCATTAACTACAGCGGTTAATCATGCCTTTATTATTCGTGCAATTATTGAGACTCACGCGACTAATGCAGGGAACATCCGTATAAACTTTACCTCAAGCGCGGGTACAGTTACGCCTTTGCGCAGTAGTTACTACAAGCTAACCAAGCTGCCGCAGGGGAATAGCGGTAACTTCGTGGCCTAACAAAGTAGAAAGCTTATGAATCATGATCGATCCGATAACGATTGGGCTGGCTATACAAGGCGTAAAGCTTGTAGTTAACGGTATCAAAGCCGCAGCCGATGAAGCTAAGGAAGCGTTTGACAGCATTAACGAATGCGTCGAGTCAGGGAAAAACTTATCCGAGTCGCTTTCCCCGGTGAAAAAGTTTTTCTCAGCGGCAGGTAAATACGAAACAAACAGGGCGCAGTTAGAAGAAGCGAAGATAGCGCAGGAAGAGGCGATAGAGCGGGGCGAGACGGTAGCTGACCATATGTCGGATGCCGAGTACGTGATGGAGTTGATGGCTATTGACCGCCAGATTAAGCAGTACTACGACGACATCAAGCACATCTTTATCTATCACTTCCAAGAGTCAGGGATGTGGGAAGAGTTCTGGGTACGGATGCACAAGCTCCGTTCAGACAGAGAAGCCAAGGCAGAAGCCAAGCGCCGTGCAGAGACCGAGAAGCGGTTGCACGAGAAGGCCGAAGCTATGAAGAAAAAACGGGCTAAGGCCAAGCAGCTTGAGACAATACAGGCCGTTTTGGCAATGATTGTGATATTTGCACTGATCGCTGGTTTTGGTTACTTTATGAGATGGATGTTCCAACAAGGGGGTTGACATGCTAGGACTAGACGCGCTGCTGGGCATTGGCGGCAAACTGATCGACAAACTGATTCCTGATCCGGAAGCCAAGGCCAAGGCGCAACTGGAGCTTGCCAAGATGGCGCAGGACGGTGAACTTGCCAAGATGGCGAACGACACTGACTTGTACAAGACCGAACAGAACAATCTGACGGATCGCTTAAAAGCTGACATGGGCAGCGATAGCTGGCTGTCCAAGAACATCCGACCATTGACGCTGATCTACATTCTGGTGGCATATCTGGTGCTGGCAATTCTTGACGCAGCCTTAGTTGATATTGCCGACTCCTTCGTTGAACTGCTGGGGCAGTGGGGGATGCTGGTGATGTCGTTTTACTTTGGCGGCAGAACGCTTGAGAAGATCATTGATATGAAAGCCAAAAAATGAAAGAGAACTTCGACGAAGCCCTTAAAGCCATCCTGAAGCATGAAGGTGGGTTCGTAAACCATCCAAAAGACCCCGGCGGCATGACAAACCTTGGCGTGACCAAGAAAGTCTGGGAAGAGTGGGTAGGTCACGTTGTTGACGAAAAGGCAATGCGCGCTCTGACGCCTGAAACGGTAGGTCCGATGTACAAGAAGAAGTACTGGGATGCAGTTAAGGGCGACGAGATGCCTGACGGTCTGGACTACCTGATGTTTGACTTTGCCATTAACGCTGGCCCCGGTCGTGCGATCAAGACTATGCAGAAAGCCATCGGCACTACCCCGGACGGCGCTATTGGCCCCAAGACCATGCAGTCATTAAAAGATGCCAATCAGAGCGAATTAGTGGCAAAATTCAGTGCAGAAAAGGAAGCGTTTTACCGCAGTCTGCCTACGTTTGCGACGTTCGGTAAAGGGTGGCTGCGCCGGGTGGCAGAAGCCAAAACCCACGCTGAATCTATGCTGGCCTAATAAGGAAAGACGATGCCAAGTACCTACAGCCCTAATTTACGTATTGAACTCATTGCCAATGGCGAACAGTCAGGTACATGGGGAACGACAACCAATGTCAATCTAGGCTCTTTGATTGAACAAGCGATTACGGGATACGAAGAGGTATTAGTTACGGTGAGCCCATCTTACCTACAAGCCACAGATGGTGCGGTAGATGAAGCTAGGAATATGATTGTTTCATTGGATACGAGCACGGGAGGAGCATTCAGTGTAGCTATCCCCCCAAGAGAAAAGCTTTATGTAGTAATAAATGCAAGCTCACACGCGGCCACTATTTATGCTGCCACTGACGTTAATGTCACTACTGTTCCATCCCCTGCTGGAACTACAGTAGTTATACCAGCGGGTAAAACTGTGCTCTTGTACTGTGAGGGAGCCTCGTATAACGTTAAAGAGGCAATTAATTACATAGCTTCGTTGTCGTTGGGAAATGTATCTACCACGTCGATAACTGCGGATTCTGTTGCGACTACTTCACTCACATCGGATACGTTGTCGCTGACTACGCCACTCCCTATAGCTTCAGGAGGTACAGGGACCGCTTCTACCACCTATTGTTCTTTATCGACAAACGTAACAGGCACTCTCCCTGTATCAAACGGTGGTACAGGGCAGACAACCTTTACGGACGGCCAGTTATTGATTGGAAACACAACAGGAAATACTTTATCTAAAAGTACTCTAACTGGTACAGCAAACCAGATTACCGTGACAAATGGTAATGGCACCATTACGCTTTCTACCCCGCAAAGTATTGGAACAACCAGTGATGTCCGATTTGATTCCTTGGGTATTGGGACTGCCGCATCTGGGACATCGGGTGAAATCAGGGCCACTAATAATGTCACTGCCTATTATTCTTCTGATAGAAAATACAAAGAAGATATTAGAGATATACCAAATGCGCTTGATGTGGTATCTGCAATTGGTGGAAAACTTTTTTCTTGGAAAGATTCTTATGTACAAGAAAAAGGCGGTGAAGATGGGTACTTCATACAAAAGCAAGATTTTGGGGTAATTGCACAAGATGTCCAAGAGGTTTTCCCTGAGGCCGTTCGTACTCGTCCCGATGGGAGCTTGGCGGTAGATTACGCAAAGCTCAGTGCACTTTCTTTTGCAGCGATTAAGGAATTGCGGTTGGAGATTGAATCCTTAAAAGGCAGATAACCATGCCACTACAGAAGCTTCAGTTTAAGCCCGGGATAGTAAAAGAACTTACCACGCTCAGTGGAAAGAGTGGCTGGTTTGACGGCGATAAAATTCGTTTCAGGTTCGGTTTCCCTGAAAAAATTGGGGGCTGGGCGGCGCTATCCTACAACACGTTTCTTGGGGTATGTCGGTCATTGTTTAATTGGATCACCCTAAAAGGTTTCAACATCTTAGGGGTAGGCACGAATTTAAAATTCTACCTAGAGGATGGTGGCACCTATTACGACATCACTCCAATTGGCAATACAACGACCGATGAAACCACATTTTCTGCGACACTCAATTCATCTGTATTAATAGTTGACGATTTAGGGGCAACTAATCTTCAGTCTGGAGATTTTGTTACATTTTCAAATGCAGTCGCACTAAGTACACAGGTGTATACGGCTGCTGTTACAGATGTGTTGACACTTACAACAGCACTGCCTAACGGTACCGTTATAAACGTATTTACTACGGGCACTCTTCCCGCTGGATTAGCAGTTGATACGGATTATTACGTTATAGATAGCGTAGGAAGTACTTGTAAGTTGTCCCTTACGGCGGGCGGATCAGCGGTCAATATAACGAGCACGGGTGCGGGCACCCAAACTCTTTCGCTTACCACGGGCATTACAGCAGAAGTACTAAATCAGGAATACCAGATAGTCAGCGTTTTATCCAATACTAGTTACACCATTTCAGCACGGGTTCCTTCTCCAATAGGTGAGCCGGGAGCATCTGTTACGGCAACTGCATTTGATACAGGAAACGGAGGGTCATCATGTGATTCGGTGTATCAAATAAACACCGGACAGGCGATTTACACGGTGGGGACAGGCTGGGGCGCAGGACCATGGAATGCTGGAAGCATTACGGATTCATGGGCCCATGGTTGGGGAACAGCATACGTTACTGGGATTGGTCTTCAACTTCGGCTGTGGAGTCAATCTAACTTCGGTGAGCAATTGCTTTTTTCTCCAAGGGGAGGTGCTTTGTATGTTTGGGACCCGGGCCCAACTACTACACCTGCGTACACCACCAGAGCAACCGTTGTTCCAACTGCGGGGGGATGTCCGTCCCAGATAAATCAGATGATGGTGTCGGACTCAACTCGAATTGTTATTGCGTTTGGTTGTAATGAAATAGGTTCAACCGATCTTGATCCTATGCTTATACGGTGGTCTGCCCAAGAAGACTATGCAGATTGGGTAGTTCAGGCTACAACACAGGCTGGAAGTTTTAGGTTGTCAAGGGGCTCCGAGATTGTAGGCGCAGCACAGACGCGTCAAGAGATTCTTGTGTGGACGGATGCTGCCGTGTATGCAATGCAGTATTTAGGGCCTCCGTCAGTGTATGGATTTACACTTCTTGCGGATAACGTATCATTGATTTCTCCGACCGCAATGATAACTGCGGCGGGTGTTACTTTTTGGATGGGGATTGATAAGTTCTACATATACTCTGGACGCGTAGATACACTTCTATGCTCCGTTCGTCGTTATGTGTATGACGATATCAATGTATCTCAGGCGTACCAGTTTACTTCAGGAACAAATGAGGGTTACAACGAGGTATGGTGGTTTTATTGTTCAGCAAACTCTAATGTAAATGACAAATATGTCATTTATAACTACCTTGAAAAAGCATGGTATTTCGGTAATTTAGGCAGAACTGCATGGATTGATTCGCCTTTGCGGGACTATCCAATGGCCGCAACTACAAATAATTTGATCGTGTATCACGAAGCAGCCGTAGATGATGGGTCAGTCAATCCGCCGGTGCCCATATCTTCTTACATACAATCCGCAGACTTTGATATAGCAGATGGGGACCACTATGGTTTTGTTACCAAGATGGTTCCCGATATTACATTTAACGGATCAACAACACCTTCTCCGGGGAAACCCTCTGTCCGCATATTATTAAAACCCCGTCGAAATCCGGGATCAGCATACGGTGCAGCCCCTTCTCCAGAAGTGGAATCTAAGCAAAGTTACGCCTCTGAGAATTTTTATGAGGTTCAAGAGTTTACTGAAATCATATATACGCGGATTCGTGGTCGAGAAATATCACTCAGAATTGAGTGCGACTCGTTCGGGACTGAGTGGCAGTTGGGTACGCCAAGGATGGACATCAGGATGGACGGGCGTAGATGACAAACAATATTGTAACTACTGAATCGGTTGCCTTTGTACGGACAAAGGCCCCCGCGTTACCTTTTGCCCCAGTGGAATACGACAGGCAATACCATGATACTTTAAACAATATTCTCCGGCAGTATTTCAACACGCTGGATAATTTAATAGGACAATTGAGCGTTATGGTTGCTACAAATAGCGGATTACCTGTAACTCTGGGAGGCACGAATGTAGATGCCTTTGGAAGGCTCCGAGTAGGCCAGCCGTATACATTATTTGATAGCCAAAATAGATTCGCAGAGGATAGTCAGTTTGACACATCCACAACTGGTACAGGGACTACGACATATCTAACAAATGAGGCGGCTGTACAAATGAGCGTGACAGGCGCGGGGGTTGGATCAGCTGTTAGGCAAACATATCGCAGTTTTCCATATCAACCGGGTAAGGGATTGCTTGTTTTAGCTACTTTTGTCATGGATGGAAGTAGTAGTTCCAACCTGACTCAACGCGTGGGATACTTTAATACACAAAACGGTGTGTATTTCCAAAGAGCGGCTGGAGTAAATTCTTTTACCCTGCGTTCTTACATAACAGGATCAGTGAGTAATGCGCGTAACATTACGCAAGCCAATTGGAACGGCGATAAGTTAGATGGAACTGGGTCTAGTGGACTCACCCTTGATGTATCTAAAGCACAGATTCTATGGATGGACTTTGAATGGCTTGGTGTAGGATCAATTCGCTGCGGATTTATTATTGATGGTCAATACATTGTATGTCATACGTTTGATAACGCAAATGACATCACCAGTGTGTACATGACTACAGCTATTCTCCCTGTTCGATATGAAATTACCAGTGCAACGGCAGCAGTGGCCGCGTCACTAAAACAGATTTGCTCTACTGTTATATCAGAGGGTGGGTACGAACAATACTCTTACGGTCATGTTGCACGGCGGACCACGGCCCTTGCGACAATTAACACTACATTTCTTCCACTGGTATCTATTCGGCTTGCTTCTGGTCGTGGAGGAGCAGTTGTATTACCGCAGCGTGTTCAAGTACTCCCTACCACATCACAAAACTATGAAGTAGCTCTCGTAAAAAATCCTACCTTAACAGGTGGGTCTTGGGTGTCTACTTCCTCCTCTAGCGTTGAAGCAAATATAACGGCTACAGCGATGTCTTTCCCTGCGGATAGTAGGATTGTTCAGACGGACTACGTCACCTCTTCAGGCAGTGGCGGCACTAGTCCGTTAGTGGACCCTGCGGGATATAACTGGGATTTGCAGTTAGGGGAATCTTTGGCAGGGGTAAGTGATATTTACACTGTCGCCATACGCATAGTATCTGGAGCTACCACTGGGGATGCGGTAGGTTCACTGTCCTTCTGGGACCTGACAAATGGGAATTAATTGGTATTTTTTGGCCTAGTTAGTAAAATAGTGCAACTTTTTCGTAAGGATTGATCATGGCTATAGCACCTAATCAAGGCATCATGGCATTGCCAGAAAGTCAGGGCGCACAGGCTCCTTCTTTGAGCCTGTCTGATTCGTATGACGCAATGCAGCAGGGCCTCATGCAAGCCCGTCCTGATGCTTACATGGAGATGCAGGAGGCGTTGGCCGAGATTCGTCCAGAACTGGAAGAGTTAACGGACGAGCAACTCGCTCTTCTGATTCAGGCGCTACAGGACCTGTATAACGATCCGCAGAACTATGCCGCAAAGGTACAGGAACTCGTAAAAAATCGGTTCCTAGAGTCTGCTGAAGAACTGCCTCCTGAGTACGACGAAGAGTTCATTGCCACATTGCTGATGGTTCTGGTGGATATCCAGCGCACCCGTCAAGGCATGACGGCACCGATGCCCCAGCCTGATGGCGGTATGCCACAGATGGAAGGCGGTATGCCACCGGGCATGATGCCCCCGCCCCAGCAGTTTGCCCGAGGTGGCATTGCTGACGCTGCGCGGATCGTGGCCAGCCAAGGCCGTAACGGTGACACCATGCTGGCGCACATTACCCCTGAAGAGGCTCGATTTCTAAGGGCCCGTGGCGGTTCAGGGACGATCAATCCACAGACGGGTCTCCCCGAGTTCTGGCCACTGCTGTCTAGAAAACGTGGTATCGGTAAGACCATCACCAAGGCATTGAGCAGCCCGCTGGGCCGAATCATTGGAACTATTGCACTGGGTATGGCGCTGGGTCCTGCGGTGGGCTCAATTATGTCAGGTTTCTCTGGAGCAGCGGTAGCTGCAACCACCAGTGCCTTATCTTCTGGCCTTGTTACGGCAGCGGCGGGCGGTGACCTCAAAGCTTCCCTTACTGCTGCGGCTACCGGCTTTTTGACCGCGGGCGGCGGACCTGTATCAAATTATGTCGGTAAATACACCGGGCAGTTCTTGTCGAACGCCGCGGTCCGCGAAGCAGCAAATGCGGCAATTATCGGCACAGGCGTGGGCATGGCTACAGGCCAGAACTTCAAGGATGCGGTTAAGTCCGGCCTGATCGAGGGTGCTATTGCGGGAGGCACGGCTTACCTGAGTGGTGCGTCTAAGGTTGATGCAGATCAAGCGGCGAAGACTGCTGCGGCTGACGCAACAACTAATGGTCCAAAACTAGATCCCTTGGATGCGGCGGATGATAGCCAAGCCTACATAGATAAATATCTCCCTACGACTCAACAGAGGAGCGGTGCCGCAGCAATGGGGCAGAAGATCAATAACCTGAACGATGCAATAAATTCAAATAATCTAAAGCCCTACGACCTTTACATGGTAGATGGCGAAGCTTCTCAGTACTTAGGAAAAGATCCTAATACGGGGGCCGGTATTTTTGAAGGAAAGATGACGGGGAAAAGAACTTCCATGGACGTTAGTCCAAATGCGGTTCCCAAGAGTTTTGGCCTAGATACTAAGCCTAAAGCTGTTTTTGATGCAGGAGTAGACCAAGCCCAAGCGGCATCTAGACAAGCTGGAACCAATGTTGATGTTCCTACCCGTAGTTCAACCGGAGAACTTTTACCTTCGCTTGATGTTGCGGATAACGTGCAGTATATGTCTTACCCCGGAGAGCTTCCAAATACCGAAATTCCGGGAGTAACTACTCCGTACAAGGGAGAAGGGGCTTCGGGTACCGGGGTAGATCCCTACACCCCCGGTGGCCGGGGGATAAAGGATACCTTTGGCGATATGTACCAAGGTGGTAAGAAGTTCCTGACCGGAGATTTTTCTGAGGGCGCAGGTCAGATGTACAAAGGTGCTTCTGATTTACTGTTTCCGGGACCGTCTGGGGAACAACGTACCGCCATGATTGATGACTTCATGGCTAAAAATCCCGGTAAGAGCGTAGGGGACGCAATCAAATATGTGGATGAACTATCTCCCACCTTCATGCGGTCATATGGTCCAGCCACCGCGGCTGGAATTGGCGCAATTGCTTTAGCGGGGGGATTCTCTCCGGGAGACCCTCCGGACAACCCAATGAAAGACAAGTTATATGGAACTCCGGGTCTGGACTTAATTAATGCTAATCCTAGCCAGTATTTGATACAGGGGCTTCCGGGCGTATCGTACGGTCCACAAGGAAATATTACGGGTAGTCATCAATATCAATCTCCCTACACCATGCAAAATATCCAAGTTCCTAGCGCATATGCCGATGGAGGTATTGCAGCTTTGATGCAAGGCGGATATCCTCGCAAGGTAGGCCAGATCAGCGGTCCGGGGACCGAGAAGTCCGATTCCATTCCTGCCATGCTCTCCGATGGCGAATTCGTCATGACAGCCAAAGCTGTACGTGGCGCTGGCGGCGGTAGTCGCCGCGAAGGTGCGAAACGTATGTACGCACTGATGCATCAACTAGAACGCAACGCGGCCCGAGGATAATCATGGCATCCAATACTTCAACTCAAACCCAAGTAGTCAGGGAAGCCCCTGAGATAGAGGCCCTTAAACTGGGCCTCATGAAATCGGCACAAGCACTGCCTATGCCGGATCTTCCTGCCTACCAAATAGCAGGGATGTCTCCCGGACAGCAAGACGCCATCAACCGTGGTTTGGCTGGGATTGGGGCATACCAGCCTTACATGGACCAAGCATCACAGGGATACACCGGAGCACAGCAGACATTGTCTGGGGCGATGGAACGCTTTCAGCCGGGGCAAGTTAGCGAATTCATGAGCCCGTATCAGCAGCAAGTTATTGATGCGGCCATGGCCAATATTAATCGCCAAGGCGCACTGGCACGGCAGAACCTTCAAGCTCAAGCTGTCAAGTCGGGGGCATTTGGGGGATCAAGAGAAGGCGTTCAACGTGCTGAATTACAGCGCGGTTTGTCTGAAACGCAAAACTCTACTATCGCTAATATGCTAAATCAGGGGTATCAGGCCGCAATGCAACAGGCACAACAAGCGTTTGAGGCCCAGCAAGGAAGACAAATGCAAGGTGCCCAGCTTGGTGGCCAATTGGCACAGGGTATTGGTGCGTTGGGCGGGTTGCAGCAGCAATTGGGGCAGCAGGATGTCACGTTCCAGTACGGCTTGGGTCAGCAGCAGCAAGGTCAGCAGCAGCGTGAGCTGGATGCACTTCGTGCCACAGAACTTCAGGCGGCATATCAGCCGTACCAGCAGTTAGGCTTTATCTCTGATATCTACAAAGGCGCACCTTCCACACAGATGGCGGTGAGTTCACAGATGACGCCTACGCCTAGCCCATTCCAGCAGGTGGCAGGAACGCTCGTAGGTGGGGTCTCCCTTGGGAAAGCGGCAAAAGAACTAGGTGTATTCTAAGGAAACATGATGAAAGACGAAATCCTGAAGCGGGAAATGTTTTCAAAACCCATGTCCAAATCTGCCCGTAATACTGGCATCATGGCTGGGTTTGAGGATGAGATGGAAGAAGAGGATATGCAGCCTATGGCTCGTAGCCCGCAGAATCCTGAAATCCTGATGAATAACCTTCGTGGGGACATGCGCTCCGTTGATGCACGTTACCTTGAACTGGCACAAATGGTTGGAGAAGAGGCAGCGATGGAAACGCCGCCGGAAGTTCTGGCCATGTTGCAGCCGCAGCTTGCGGCGCAAACGGCTCCGCCTATGCCGCAGGGCGGGATTGGTGCACTTCCGCAGGGTGCTCAGATGGCTCCTCCTCCGATGATGGGTCAAGGTCCAGCGATGCCTCCGGGCATGGAGGGTATGCCCCCTTTTCCGCAGGGCGGGGCTGAACAGGCTCCGCCCCAACCATTTGCAGAGGGCGGTGACGTATCGGCCACTGGAGAACTAACGCTCCGATTTGGCAATAGCAATCCATTTGGCAATAGCAATCCATTTGGCAATAGCGACATGTTTGGTTCGTCCATGCCTTTTAGTGATGGGATGAATAGCGGTGGAACGACTTTTTTAGG